CCGATCCTAGTATCATCTTGTTCAACTAAAAACTGCATTCCTAAAGCTGGAATGGATGCACTTGGAAGCTGGCCACGTGAAACCTCGTTAATACCGGAGATATCATTAAGCTTAGCGTCCAAAGACTCATCTTCATTATAAACATAGGCAGGCATAGCAGGGATTTGCATCGCATGTGGCTCGCTAGCGCCCTTTACTGGGTCATACTCTACCACTTCGCCCGACTCATCGTTAATAGCCTCACTCATCAAGCCATGACCACGTGCCGCTATGTATTTTCCTGTTAACAACCTATTCGTCCACTTACTTCTCAAATCAAGTAGTCTATTCATTTGATCTTGTATCGGTCTTAGTTGAGTAATAATGGCCTCACTATAAAACTTGCCGGCGATAATAACATCGTCAAATTTTATAAAAGGTAATTCATTAATAGGTAGTTTTTTATTTACTAGCAGTACTCCGTTAGCCACTACCATATGTCTACCCTTAGGATACTTGCCGCAAGGCTTTTCGTAATAACTTATTTCAATAGCTGAGTTTTTAGGTTGATAGTTTGTTCCACCGGCTGAGCCTGAGCTATTATTCATACCCTGAATTCTACCCTCATAAGCTAAAGAGTTTAGCCAGATGCCCTCGGCATTTACTAGCTTCCCTAGGTCCGGATAAGTTTCCTTAAAATAATCTAGCGTTCTTACCTTTGCATGAATTACATATCTCGCCTCGTCCATATCTTTTGCGCTTGGGTCTGGGAATACCTCGAAAGCTGATACAACATCTACTGCTATCTCACCTTCATGCTCGGAAATAGTCTCACCCATATCATCCGTATGATTAATCGGCTTTCCCTTGGTTGAATCAAACCTGACTTTTAAATAGGCGTGTCCGCATTGCTGCGTCCATTGAATTAGCTCACGTCTTTTTGCATCTAGTCTGAGTCTATTCCATACATCTAGAATTACCTCTATTCCTAGATTTGCAGCATCCTTATCTTCCTGGTCAGAAGATTGAGGCCTTACATCGTATTTAGGAGGTGATTTAGTTAGACGAGCTAAACGATTATTAGCCGTTGGTAGAATTTTATTATTATATACTCGGTTTTTCTTTAAGAAATTAGCCTGAGCGTTTAACGGTCTGAACTGTTTAGAAGTAGTATCGTAATATATACCGTCAAAACCAAGCAGATAGGCCACATTTGTAAGCCATATTCCCTCATGTGCTACCCTCGCATTGTTAGACCTTATTTCCTCGAGCTTACTTTTGACGAATGCTGCCTTTGCGCGTTCATCTCCAGTCTGATCCATCTCGTCTTTTAGCTCACGTTTCTCGCCGTTTAAAAATCCGTTTAGATTTTGTCTGGCCCTATCCATTAGGCTCATTCAATATTCCTTCAAATGTTAAAGCTTTTAACCTCTAAAATCGCCCATAACGCCCATTTCATCAAATCCTTGCATCATAGGTTGTTTATCGGTCTTTACCTTCTCTTTCTTTAGTAGCTTTTCATTCTGAGCATATTCTGAATAATCTCGACTCATCAACTTATTTACCAAAACCTGGGTATGTCTCATCCAAAAAAACTGCGTACCAATTAAAAGTATAACTAAGCTTACTAAAAAAGCAATTTCAATAGACATTAGTACAGATCCCTTTTTAGTTCACTTTCAACCGCTTCTGTCTTGCCTTCCATCACTAGCATTAAGCCCTGATACCAAAAGAAATTAGGTAGTTCCTTTGAGGCCCTGTTATAGTGAAGCATTAACTTTTCGCTAATCTCTAGCTTTGCAACCTTGTTTAACTTAGCAAGGGCTACCATATCTTGCAGCTCATTCTCAGTCTTTGCAACTTTATTAAGCTCTTTAATATCTACCTTTTGCTCCACCACTTCGGCTTTTGTAGCCTCTGGCTCTTTGTCTTTAGTTGTTATTCTAGGCTCTATATCGCCCAAAATATCGTCCTCTAGGTCTATTTCAGTATCCTTTTTAAGGGACTCTAATAGCTCTTTATCCTCAATAGGGTCTAGGTCTAAGTCTTTGATTTCTTCTGTGCTTAAGGCTTTTTTTACTACTTTCTTAGTAGTCTTTTTCGTCGCTTTTTTCTTTGCCATTATGGTTTCCTTCCTTTTTTAATTTGTTGTATGTACCATGCCTCATAGTTCGGACTGTTTGGAGATGGTTGTTTCTCAATAGTCTTTTCTTTACTAGGAGGGTAGGCTATCTCTTGAATGCTGGCAAGCGCATCCATTAAATCGTCATGCGCAGACCTTGGAAACTTAGCGTATTCGTCCTCTAAATCGGTCAAGCCCCTAGCTAAAAATATGCTGCCCCACTCAAACCTAGGAACTAAGCCCCTAATTCTATCGTTTTTAGTCCTGTCTGTGCCTGGATGGTAGTCCCATACATTAATGAACTTGTTTCTACGCCTCATTTCCTCGTCCAAAAAGTGCATTAAAGCCTTTTGATATGCTACTGCCTCTATTCCTATCGTCTTAGGTTTAAACTTTTCTTCTATTTGAAATACCAATTGAATGATCTTAGTAGCTGTAATCTTATATCTTTTGGCAGCTCTTATATACCAATTATTCTCTGTGTCCACATCAACTATAACTACAGCCGTAAAATCAGCGCTTTCCTCTTGAGATATTGCAGGGTCTATAAAGGCAAACGTATTGGTGTTCTTTGGTATCTCATCGTAATACTTAATCCAGTCCTTTTTAAAATCCTGGTCGCCCTCTGGTATAATTCGATTGAGCATTTGATTCGCATAGATATACGGACCCAATTCTTTTCTTTTGCTCTTTAAATACTCTTCACTAAGCTTTTGAGGAAAGAATAAGCTTCCATCCGGTCTAACCGCTGCATCGTAAACAATAGACCAACCGTTTTTTTCTAGTCTCATTTAGAAGCTAGTCCATATATGCCAGCGCCAATAAGAATAAAACCAAGACGAGTAATCCAAGTATCTCCATAGTCTGATCCTCTCGCATTGTTTAGCTCTATCCTTGTATCTAAAAGTTCCGCCATGATAGCAGTTTGTGATTTTTCGCAAGACTTATAAGCTTTATACCGATACTCCGGCACGCTAATCCTTGTCGTCGATAATGATGTATTCGTCGTTTTCGAGTAAATCTTTAGTGGGAATATCATTAATACGACGATGAATAAGCTCAAGCTCCATATCGAAAACCTTCCTTCTTTCCTCTGATATTGCATGTAGAAATCTCCTTTCTTTTCTTTTAAACTTAGCAGATAAAAAGATATAAGAAAACGTACCTATAACAAGACCTATCAAAGCCCAAAGGAACTCCATTAGTGCTTGATGTTTCCCATCAAGTAATCTAATCCTTCTTTTACCTTTCTTAAGCCTACATCCATTACAGACCAAATCTTGTTATCAACCTTGGTTTTAGTCTCATCTTTAAAGTGGTATATGGTCTTAGCAATCATTGAACCCACTACGTTATATAGAACCAATACAACAATCACTGTGGAAACTAATTCCGCTTTCATATTAAAATCCATATAGCCCCCTAGCTAATGAGAAACCTAAAAACATAGATAGTGTTAGCCCTAAAAACACTAGCACTACTAAAAGCTTTGCCACTTAATACCTAAGCCTTCGCGCCTGTATAAAGTAAGCGTCTGAACTTACATTAGTTACAATGTCTGATTTGTTTTTAAGGTAGTAAGTAGTGTTGCTTGAGATATTTACAATATAACCGTCTATCGCTATGGTTTTTTTACATCCGGTATATGGTAGCTGCGAACCTCTGACAAAATTAACCATGCTAATTAGTCCTGTACCACTGTTTCCAGACACCGTTCCAATAAGTAGCTCATAAATTGCATTTATTGCGCCTGAAGTGGATGTAATCCCGTATCTAGCGTTTAGAATCCACTCTCCAGGAGTTAACGTAATGCTCGTTAGGTCGCCCCACTGATTTGCAGATGGAGCCCATGCAGCGGTAGCCCCAGAGACGCTTGAAATTACATCCCCAGTGTTGGAAAAAAGTGCAGTCTGAGAAAACGGCACTTCACTTATATCAAATGTAATGGCGCTATCAGAATTAAAATTATAAGAAGTATCAGACACAGAATCTAAGCTCACGCTAGCCGTATCCCCTGCCTCTAAATATACGTTATTTCTTACAGCTCCAATGGACCAACTTGTGTTCGCATTTGCAGACTCTTGCCTTGCAACCGTTGCGCCCCCTGCGGATACTCTCATTACTAATAATTCGTTAGCTGTAAGACTACTTACCTTGGCGGAGGCTTGAAAGTTATACCAACTTGAGCGAGGACAAGTCCAAACTCCAGTTGCAATATTAAAATTAGCCGATGTTCCATAAATAATATTGTTATAAATAAGAGTAGTCTGCGCACTCGATGCAATAGTTTGACTGGTAGAGGCTCTACTTACACTAGTTTTATGAAGCCCACTGTTAATAGCCATCGCCTCGGTGGTGTTAGCAGAAGTTGGGACTGTGTAGGAAATAGTAAAACCACCTGAGGATACAGCAGCCGCTGAATAGATAGCTGTAAAGGTACCATCAGGGTCTACTTGAATAGTTAATCTCGTAGCGGCAGAGTAGTAAGCATTAAAAGCAGACAAAGAAGGCGTTGCCCACTCAGGTATTAATCCTGCGGCACTAACAATATATGAACTGCTTGCATGGGTCGGGGCAACTATAGCACTTATCGCAACAACACCCCCAGCCTGACTAACTCTCATAGAACCACCAGTAAAAGAACCACTACCTGTTAAGTCTATTACTTCTGATCTCTGCCCTGGAAGCAAAACATAAGGCACCCAAGCTAATTGTACTTCATCAATATTTACAGTATAAGCAGCCGCGTTTGTAGTGGCTATATGCCAGATTAATCGAATGCTAGCTGTGTCAGTAGCTGGATATACTAAGCCCTCAAAAACTTGCTTACCTGTTTGAATTCCACCACTGTCT